CGGCGCGCGCCTGAAGCGCCTGGCCATCCGGCGCGGGGTCGTCTGCGAGGTCGATCATGCGGCCGTGGAGAGCGTGCGCGCGGATATGGCAGCAGAAGGCGTGGATCTGAGCGCCTTTGATGACCACTACGTGTATGTGGCGTTTGTCTGCGTCGGGAGTGATAGTGACTGGACGGATCTGCTCAAGGCGATCTTTGAGCGTAGCACGCCGCAGGAGGCGGCGATCCAGGCGCATATCGCCGTCTTTCCAGCCGACCTACCAGAGCAAGCCGCTGTTCAGTGAGAGCTTAAACCCGCCCGATGGCGCGATGGGTTTTGCCGCTGACTATGAGCTGCTGCGCGCGGCGCGCTGGCGCGGCTATAGCTGGGAACAGTTTGACAGTTTAGACAGCGACATGCAGGCGCTGATCATCGCCGAGTACCGGATCGAGATGCGCTTCGCGTCGGTCGATCAGTACGCGCAGAGTCTGAAGAGCAAGAGCAAGAGCAAAACCAATGGCACTGGAACTCGTCGGCGTCAGTCTCGTCGCTGATGGCAGCGACAAATATCTGCAAACCTTAACCCAGGTTGCGGCGGCTGAGACCAAGCTGGCTGCGGCTGCCGATCCCGCTGTGGCCGCGATCAACCATATCGACGATAGCGCCAGCGGGGCCGGTAAGGCGCTCGATCAGATGGGGGATGATGCAAAGCAGGGGGCGAAAGGGCTAAGCTTTTTAGAACAGGCGTCGATTGGGGTAGCGCGCAAAGTCGGGGAATTGGTTGTTAATGCTGCGCAAGAAGCGGGGCGAGCGATCCTGAAGTTCGTCGGCGATACGATCAACGTCGCGGGTGACTTCGAGCAGGGCATGAATCGGTTCGCCAGTGTGACCGGCTCATCACTTGAAGAGGGCGGACAGAGCCTAGAACAGTTCAAGGATCTGTTTATCAGCCTGGGGCGCGAACTGCCGGTCAGTACCGCCGACGTGCAGCAAGCCGCGATCGAGATGGCCAAGGGCGGCATCGAGCCGGCCACGATTGCGGCGGGCGGGCTGCGTGATGTGCTCAATCTCGCCGCCGCCGGTGAGGTCGGGATCGCGGAGGCGGCCGAGATCGCCAGCAAGCAGCTGGGGGTCTGGGTCGATAGCGCGGCGGATGCCAATACTAAGGCCGCGTTTCTCAAAGACTCGGTCAATCTCTTGTCGCAGGCCGCGAACGCCTCGACCGTGGACGTGGACGATCTGGCGCTGGGTCTGGCGAATAGCGGCAAGAGTGCCGACCTGGCCGGGCTGTCGTTTCGCGAGACCGTCACATCCATGGCGCTGATCTCCAGTGGCTTTAGCTCTGCCGCCGATGCCGGCACCTCGTTTAAGACCTTTCTCACCCGCCTCCAGCCCACAACCGACAGCCAGGCCGCCGCATTCAAAAACCTGAATCTGCTCACCGCTGAAGGCACCAGCAAGTTTTACGACGCATCGGGCGCGTTCATCGGGATGGACAAAGCGGCCGAACTGCTGAAAGTCAGCTTAGAGGGGATGAGCGCGGCCCAAAAGAGCGCGGCGCTCAATGCCGCATTTGGCAGTGACGCCATCCGCACCGCCGGCATGCTGGCGGATGCCGGGGCCGATGGCTATAAACACATGGCCGAAGAGATGGCGAAGGCCGGATCGGCAGCGGTGCAGGCAGCCAAGAAGCAGCAGGGCTTTAACGTCGCGGTCGATAATATGATGGGCAGCTTGGAGGCGTTTCAGATCACGGTCGGCAGTCTGGTGCTGCCGATGCTGACCAAGCTGGCGAATGCCGTTGCGTCTGGTATCAATGCGATCACCGACTACGCCGACGCGACGAGTAAAGGTGAGACGTTGCTCGCGAAATTCGCCGGCGCGGTGCAGACGCTGGCGATCCCGGCCCTAGCCGGTGTAACCGCTGCCTTGACTGCCTACGCGATTGTCCAGACGGTGAACGCCATCCCGGCGATCTACGCCAGCATCCCGGCCCTCGCGGCTCAGGCCACGGCGTTCTACGCCAACGCGGCGGCAATTCTGGCCGCGCTCGCGCCCTACGCGCTGATCGCGGTCGCGGTCGGCGGCATGGTGCTGGCCTATAACGATTTTACCTCTAAGGTGCAGACCGCAACGCAGGCATTACTCGACAGCAAGCCGTGGTGGGAAGCCAGCACCTTAGCCATTGAGGACTACGCGACGCAGACTGAGGACGCTAAAAAGGCGCTGGAGCCCTACGCAGCCACGATCCAGGTACTGCGCGATCAGATCCAGGCTGAGGTCGAGGACTTGGGCAAGCGCACCGCTGCGGGGATGGTCTCGGACGAACAGATGCAAGCCGAGCTGCAAACCATCCAATCGCACCGGGATGGCTTGGTCGAGGTCACTGACGCCTATGGTAAGGTATCCCAGGCGCTGATCGATGAAGCCGCGCAGAGTATGACCGCGACGAGCCAGGCCGCGAACCTCCAGAGCGCCGAGTCCGACCTGAGCACCCAAACGAGTCTCACCGCCAAAGACATCGAGGAGCTGGGCAAGAAGATCGAGAAGACCTTTCAGGATGGGCAGGATGCCGTCCAGAAGTACGCCACATCGTATAGCGAGTTTAGTACCGGCGTGGAACAGCGCGCCAGCGAGCATGCCGACAAGATCGCGGATCTGGAAAAGAAGAAACAGGACGCGACGACCAAAGAGCAAAAGCAGGGCATTGACGATCAGATCGCGCAAGTCAAGCAGGCCTATGCCGATCAAGAGGGCGCGGCGGCGATGAGCTATGCCGCGCAGCAATCGGCGCAGAAGCAGCACCTGGGGCAGATGCTGATCGACTACACGGTCGCTCAGGCGCAACTCGGCAATATCGCGAAAGATCGCGCGGCTGAGATCACCGCCGCGCTCGAAAAAGAGTACGGGCTCCAGGAAAGCAGCACCGCAACCACCTTTTTGCGGATGGCCCAGCACATCGACGACAGCGCGAGCGATAGTCAATCATCTATCGACGGCCTGATCGGCAAGCTCCGCGACGAGCAGCAGTCGGCCAAAGACACCCAGCGCGCCATGGATGACTACGCCAAAGAGTACGTGGCCACGCAGACGAATAACTTTGTTGAGGGGCGGCAGGACGCGGACGACTATATCCGCAAGCTGGAGAACATCCCGACCGAGATCACCACCACCGTGACCATCCGCGAAAATCGCGAGGCCTACGAAGAGCAGCGCCACGGCGAGCAGGCGGGGCGCGCGCTGGGTGGCCCCGTTGAAGCGGGGCAGGCGTACTTAGTTGGCGAGAAAGGGCCGGAATATATCATCCCCGAAACGAGCGGGACGGTGCTGACGAATAGCGAGTCGCGCCGCGCCGTGGCCAGCGCTGCGCAGCTGGGGGCGGGCATGGTCACGAACAGTATGAGCAAGCAGACGATCATCAATGTCGATGCGCGCGGCTCGTCACTCAGCATGGCCGACGTCGCGCGCGGGGTGCAGGCCGGGCTGATGGCCGAGGGCCGCGACGCCGACGTGCGGATGCGCGTCGGGTGGGGACAGTAAATGTACAGCTTTCTTGAAATAACTGACGGCACGACCAGCCTGGAATTGACCGACGGGCAGAACTATGCGCTCATCAGCTACGCGCCTGTCGCCGCGCCGCTGCGTGAGAGCCTGCTCGGCAGTGTGGGGCCGTATGAGGTCGTGCAGGACACGATCACCGTGCATGCCCTGGGCACGACCGCTGCGCTGGCGTATGCGGCGGCCGACAAGCTCCAGACCTTGCTGGAGCAGGCGTTCCGCTGGTGGCAAGGCGAGCGAGTCAGTGCAGTGACCCTGCGCGCGATGGCGCAAGATTCAACCCTCGCCAGTCCCGTCGTCGCGCTCATTCGCGGGCGTGCGCCGGGTGCGGCGGCCGGCCTCAGTTTGCCCGCGATCTGGCATGAGCACTACGGCAAGTATGTGATCCAAAACATCACCTTGACCTTTCTGCGCGGGCCGCTCTATCAGGGCGCTAATGCGACCGCAACCAGCAACACCGCCGCCATGCCAAGCGTGCTGACGGCGACGTTCGCAGCGGGCGCGGTCGATCACGAGACCCCGATGGTCGCGACCTTATCTGGCCCGCTCAATCGCTCGGTACTCTGTCTCCAGCTCGGCTTCCTGATCGTCGCGCCCGTGAACCGGATCGAGGTGATCGAGGCGGAGGGGATGACCAAGACCGGCGGCGGGACGGCGACGAGTACCGCCGACGCCGCGCAGCACGCGAGCGCCGGCAGCGTCATGCGGCTCTCGGCCGCGCCGGCGCAACTGCAGCTGGAGAAGGCGTTCACCGCACCATTCGCGGCCAATGCCTATCAGGTGGCGGTCTACGCCGTGGTCAGGGTGAATGGCACACCGACGAACCCGATCTCCATGTGGGCGCTGCTGTTTCGGAATAGCGCGTTTGTCTCGGGGCCGATTGTGCCGATCAACTACACCTACTTTGGCCAGCCGAATATCCCGCAGCCCGTGTTTTTGGGGCTGATTGACCTCGACACGCCGGCCACGAAAGTCATGATCGTCACATCCTGGCTGGATAACCCAGTCACCATCGACATTGACTATATCGTGTGCGTGGCGCTGAATAATGCGCCCGACGCGCGGGCGGTGGCGACGGTCATCGACCCGAATATCTACACGCCGTTCGCTGGCGCGGTGTCCACCAGTCCCTTGAGTGTGGTCTACGACCCGCAGAGTCTCACGCGGCCAGCGGCGGCGGTGACTGGGCGGGAAGCCACGAGCGGGACGGATGAGCCATGGCCCGTCAGCGGCGATGCGTATCTGGTCAGTAAGGAGGCGGTCGTGACCGCGCTCTATTTAGCCACCCAGGGCACGTTCTGGCGGCCGTGGGACGCGACCGCCGCCGCGCAGATCAGCTTTACCTTGGCCCTGACCCGCCGCGCGCCATACCTGCTACCGCAATGACACTGACACTGACCATCCAAGATCAGCCGAACGGGCTGGCATTCCCCGATCTGACGCCACGCCTGACCCGCGCCGTGTGCTCGACCAATCTGCACGGCGACGAGGCGTGTCAGCTGAGCGCCAGTCTGAATCTGCCGAGCAGCTTCGAGCGCTACGATCATCCGGGGCTGCCGCATGTGATCATCACCGACGGCGGCGCGACGCCGTTTCAGGGCCGAATCGAGGACACCAGCATCCGCAGCGCCGGGATCGATCTGACGGCGTTCGGCTATCAGCGCGCCTTATCGGACAGCCGCTATACCGCGCTCTGGTCAGCGACAAGCGTGGCCGACTGGGGCGTGCTGACCAGCACCGACATCGCCGGCACGAACAGCGATATGTACATCGCGGACAACAATAACCGCCTGTATCTCGGTCTGAAAAAGGGCACCGTCTACACCACGGTCGTGGACTTCGGTATCTGGGGGTTCCGCATCCCCGATGGATCGAGCAGAAATATCGTCGGCGTGTCATTCGATATGACCCTCAGCTTGCCGGCGGGCTGGACGTGGTTTGTGCAGAGTCGCAGCGCGACATGGGGCGGCCCAGTCAACATTGATACGGTCGCGGGCGGCGTCGGCGTCTCGGTCATGAACCGCTTCTATACGTTCACGGGCGCGGCGGCGATCGACGTGGGAATCTACAACTCCGCTGGCGTCAACTACGCCAATGCTGCCGAAGATGGCACGTACTACATGCGGATCACCAACGTGCGCGTCGTGACCGCGACGACAAACGCCGTGAACACCACCACCACCGCAAACGTCGTGGCCGGCGCGAATATCAATGTCCCGGTCGTGAGTAGCGCTAGGATGTACGTCGGGCAGAGGTTGCATCTGGGTATCCCGGCCGCGCTGGGCTTTAACGCAACGGTGCTGAGTGTCCCCGACTCGACCCACTTTCGCGCCGATCTATCGGCGGCGATGGCATCGGGCGGCAATGTGCAGGCGTTTGTCATCTATAGTGACGAGATTGTGCGCGACCTGGTGAGCGCCGTATCGACCCAGAACCCGGCGCAGCTACTACCCGACACGACGCAAGTGACCTCGCCCGCGCTCGATCTGTTTGACGAGTCGTTTACCGATATGCTCCCCAACGCCGTGCTCGATCACCTGATCACGCTGGGGGATAGTGCGTCCACACCGGGGCTGTGGGAGTGGGGGGTGACGGGAGCGCGGGTGCTGTTCTACCGCGCGCCGGGGGTCGTCAGTCAGCAGTGGTTCGTGGACGCGACTGACCTGACCGTGCAGCGGAGCCTAGAGCAGCTCTGGAACAGCGCTTACGCGGTCTATGGGGAGGCGGGCGGGCGCACGCTGCGCGGGGCCGTATCGACCAACGCCGCGAGTGTCACCGAGACAAGCATCACGCGCACGCAGGCGGTTGCTGCCAATACCACGAGCCTGGTTCAGGCGAATACCCAGCGTGATGCCAGCCTGGACGATACCTCCGACCCCGCGCCGCGCTTTGGCCTCACCTTCAGCGCGATATACAATAACCTCGGTGGGCGTGTGCCCATCTGGCTGCCGCGCGCGGGGGATACCATCACGATCCGCAATCTGCCGCCGACAATCTCGGTGTCGATTGATCAGCTGCGCACGTTTCGCATTGCGCGCACGACATGCGACCTAATCGCGCGCACCCTGACCGTCGAGCCGCTGACGCCGCTGCCGAGTGTGCAGGCGCTGCTGGCGAAAGACGCGAGAAAGAAACGATCATGACCTTCACACCATTCGACACCAAACAGTCATCGCACATCGATCTGACGATGCATCCGGTAACGGGCGTCGTCGAGATCACGATCCAGTTTCATCCGCAGAACACGGGGCCGTACAATTGCCGCGTGTATGAGTTGGCACCGCCGTGGACGGGCAAGCCAGTGCTGAAGCGTGATTATCAGCAGGGCCAGCCAGGGATGATCGGCCCGTTTGGGCATGGCGCGAGTCTGCTGCTGCCGAATGGCGCGCTGCTCATCGCGGTGCCGTTGGGGATTGACGGCCCCGACAACGTGACGCCGACGACGATGATCGAGCCGGGATTCAGCGCACCGTATGCGCTTGGGGGGACAGGCGTGCCGGGGCCGCAAGGGCCGCCGGGGCCAAAAGGTGACAAGGGCGATCCGGGGCCGATTGGCATGACCGGCGCGCAGGGGCCGCAAGGCGAGCCGGGGCCAGCGGGCGGCGGCGGTGCGCTGACGCCTGAGCAGGCCCAGGTACTCGACTACCTCGTGACGGTCTATTTGCCGCTGCTGAAATAAGCACGCCCCCAGTCGGTGCGCCTTTCGGCGCAAAAGCAAAAAGCTGAAAGCTGAAAGACGAAAGGGGCCCGAATCTCCTTTCCGTTTTCGTCTTTCAGCTTTCAGCTTTCCCTCGCGGGGCTAGGCCGGGCGGGTCACGGGGTGCGCGGCGGGGGCGGTCGTGCCGTCCGGCTGGCGATACTCGGCTGGTGGGGGCACGTCGCGCAGCTCTTTGATCATCGCCAGCACACTATTCCGATCCCCGCCGACGGCCGCATGGATGGCGTTCGCACTGAATCGGTGCTTCTTATCCTTGCCCCGCGCGACGGCCATCCATGCGATCCACTCCGCGTCGGTCATGTCGCGCCTGAACGGCAGCATACCGGCGTTTACTGCGTCTATATCAGGTGGCGCGGGCGCGGGCGCGTCCATACCACCTGATTCTATACCATACCGGGATACTGGTATAGATACCGGATTCATACCATCCGCGCGACGGTCGGTCGGCAGCCAGTTTGACATAAGCGCAGCGCGGTATCTCCACAGCATGCCGATGATCGACACACACATGATCGATCCGACTGCCCACGCCAGATCACCGAGTCCGAAGTCTTGCATCGCGTCACCCCTTCTGTTCCGGCTCCCATAGCCACCATGTCAGCACCGCGAATCCGATCTCAGGCAGGAACGTGGTCATTGTGACCCAGACGCCGGCGAGAAATGGTACATCCGCAACCTGTTTCGCGATCAGCCATGCGTCGGCAGATGGGTGCGTAATCGCCAGCCAGGTCGATACCCAATCCGCGCTCGTGACCACAAGCCAGACAAAGACCACGCCGATAAAGCTCAGTATACCCCACTTCTCCCACGCGCGCCATGGCGCATAGCGATGCTCCACAAAGGAGATGCCGAGTGGCAGCCAAGCCAGCCAGGCATACCAGCCCGGCCAGGTGATCGGCGCAAGGCGATGCGCGATGTGGAAGAAATTGAACAGTTCATTCAGGAGCAGCGGCATTCCTTCAATCGTCCATTTCCCGCCCGCTGCCCACCAAACACCCAGAATAGCATACCCGAAGAGTACCAGCGGTACGCGATCCCAATGGAAACGAGTTGCCGTACGGCTGCTCAGTGGCTTCGATTGAACGCTCATCGGCGCTGCCCTCCCTGTACTTGCTGTCTGAGTAGCCACCACTGGAGAAAGTTCGGATCGCGCATGGCCCATCGGATCGGCGGACCGTCCTCGGTCGGTAGAGACGCAAAATCTTGCGTCTCTGCTGCCGCACGTCGCTGCGCCGCGCGGTAGCGCTCAAGCTCGGCCTGGAGATAGGCGATCTGCTCTTCCAGCGCACGCTCGTAGGCGGTCATTGGCGCACCTCGTAGGTGCGCACGTACCAGGCGGCGACCATTGCGCGATTGGATGCGTCGATCTTCTCGCTCAGCGTGCGCAGCCGCTGGCGTGCGGCATGCCACGACACGCCGACGGCCTCGGCGATCTCCTTGTCCTTCTTGCCGTCGGCCACGAGCTGCGCGATCTGGCGCTCGGCTTTGGTGATGTATGCCATCGTGTAGCACTCCTGTTCCTGGCAGTGCTACAATGGCACTGCCGTATTGCTTCGACCAATGCGGCTCAGCATCCATGCGCCGTCACGCTCGGTTCGGCCCGGCGGGGCGGCGCTTGCTGATCTCTAGAAAGCGTCCGGCTTTACAATCCCGTCACCGATCATCTGGCGTTGCGCATCGTCCAGCGCGAACAAGATGCCAGCGGCGGCCAGTGCCATCAGATCAAACGTCGCCGGGCCGACGTAGGGCATGCGGATGTCTAGCGCCTGCGCGCCAGAGTCCCACCAGTTTTCCAACGCCTCGACAATGGATAGTCTCAGTTGTTCCTCTTCGATACGGGTCATTCTGTCCTCGCTTTCACGGCTGCGTCGTAGGCGAGTAGCAGCCGCGTCAATTCATGGTTCAGTGCCGATGTCGGGCAATCCGCATTCGGCCCGACGAATGCAATAACCGCCCTGGCCGCGTCCAGCTCGGCCAGCAGCGCCGCGCCGGGATGATCGGCAGCAAGCGCCATGCGTGCGCGCGCCAGTGCCTCGGTACTAGGGCCATTCCAGTCATCATAGAGCCATTGCAGCGCCTCGACATATGCGCCGTTATCCACATCGCGTATCTCAATCGCCCGATGCGCGGCGATGAGTGCTCGGTCACGCTGCGCCAGCACGTCGCGCAGTCCGCCTAGCTGGGCGCGCAGGCGGGCGATCTCGGCCAGGTCGGCGTTGGCGGTGCGTGCGTCGTCGGTCATGTCGTTTGTCCCTTCTAGTGCGGCCAGCGTCCGTTGTGCGCACGCGCCCCGGTGGTCACTATCGCGGATCTCTGCAATCGCCTGGAGAAAGCCGCGACACTCTTCATCGGTAGCAGACAGGAGGAGATCGCAGTCGCTGATCTTTGCACATCCGGGCGGCCAGCCCATCCAATACACCTGATCGCGGTCTTCGTGCGCGCATGCGACCATCCACCGCTCGCCACTTGGACGGTGCAGTACGGTGTCGCCTGTTCGCATTATGCGCTCCTTTCGGTCGCTTGTGGCATACGCCGGTAGCTGATCGCCCACACCCAGGGGTTGACTTCCCAGGAGAATCCCTTTCGTGCGTTGATCGCATTCCAGAGATTTGCGAACGCGCCGATGAGATCGCGTTTGTACGGCTCGGGGCCGTCGCCAGTCCACGCCAGCGGCGCACCCATCTCTGCGCAGCAATCCGCTTCCGTGATCTCCTGCACGCGCTCCACGCGCACGCCGGTGATCTCCAATTTTAGCCGCGACGCCCAGCGCGGCATGTGGATGGACGGCTTCCACTCGATCCCGTAGTCGTTACCGTCCCATCCGGGATCGGTCGCACGGTATAGGATCCCACCGCAGTCAGGATGCCGCGCCCACGTTTCGCGCACCCAGAGGTGATTGCCGACTTTGCCGTAGGGACAGCGAATCCAGCGCCATCCGTCGGGCGCGGGGATGTCTACATGCGCGCTGTAGGCGTCCTCGCCGTGCCTGACACCTTGCCCCCAGAGCTTACCAAATTGCGGCTTCACGACTCGCCGCGTCTGCCACTTGCGATCCTCCAGGCTCGCGATGACCAGCGGGCCGCGCATCAGGATCGGGCGCTCGTTCATACTTTCGCCTCGCTCAGCTCCAGTGCCTTGCGTCCAATCGCCTTGATCATGCCAAGCGCGGGCGCGACACGCTGCTGCGCGTCAGGACTCCAGGCGTTGACGACCTTGATCAAGTGCGCAATCGACTGCATCAGCGCCGGCAGATCCTGCGCAGGGAACGGCGGCAGTGCGATCATCTGCGGCGCGGCTTTGCCCTTCAGTCGATCCCACGCGCAGTTGAGCGCCAGATCAGGTGTCGGCGCATCGCCGCGCCAGCCGTCGTTATGCGCGATGATCGGCGGGATGGCCGACTGCCAAAAGTAGCCGGCGTCGCTCAGTTGCTTGGGCAGCGTGGCGTCCAGGTCGGAGAGCGCCAGCGCCAGCAGCTTGGGCGGCAGCGGATCGCCCACGGGCGCGGGGGTTGGTGGTGGTGGTGGTGGATTCGCATCCATCCGCTCCAGCTTACTCAGCACGTCTTCCCACTTGAATGTCGCGATCCCGGTCATTCCCTCGCGCTTGATCGAGTAGACGCGATGCTGACCCTGGATCTGCTCGCTAAGGATATGCCCGTGCAGTTCAAAGCGGCGCTGGATGACCGAGAACTCAATCGGCAGATCGGGCTGGGTCAGCTCGGCGGCGGCTTGCTGTACCGCTTTGGCCGTGGGCTTGCCGTTCGTGGTTGCGTGGGCCTGGGTCAGTGCCTTGACTTGCTGTTCTGGCGCAAGGTGCTTAACCGCTTGGAGGTGAGTCGTCGGCAGATTCTCAAATTGAGAATCGCCCATGCCCCGCATAATCTCGGCAGCTTCTAACTGCCGGTAAAGCGTGGCTACACTCATGCCAAACTCACCCCGCGCGCACTCGCTCCAGTTTTTGTAGCCAAGCGCGCGCCATCCCTCGCGATCTTTCAGCTCGAGCAGTTCACCGCGCGCGATGTCGATCCGGGTCTTGATCCGGGTCACACACGCTCTCGCTTCCGACTCGTCCATCATCGGCACGCCGACAAACACGGCGTCCTGCGTGGTTGCGATTAACTCAGCTTGCATCGTATCCTCCTGTTCCACGGGAAACACATGAAACAACGCGCGTCTTAATCAGCCCGGCTTTCCGCAGATAGCGCCATGCCGTCGTGCGCCCGATCCGGTATTCGCGCGCCAGATCGTCGGCGCGCTCGCCTGCCTTGAATCGCGCGATCAGTTCGGCGCGCTTGGCAGGCTTGAGTTTCGTCCAGGACGGCAGTAGCTCGGGCCGGGCGCGCGTCCAGTGGGCATCGCCTGATGGTCGTTTATTCACTCGTGTACTCCTTTGCTATACTATGCGTGCGGGGTGGCGCGCTTCCTTTGCCGCGCCGGCGGGTGACAGGCCCGCAGCCCCGCGAGGGAAAGCTGAGAGCTGAAAGACGAAAGCCGAAAAGAGAACCTCCGAATTTCATCTTTTAGCTTTTAGCTTTCAGCTTTCGGCCGTAAGGCCGCATCATCGCCACGCCAGCCATGCGCACGTCGAAAGACTCAGCACGAACGCGGCGATCAGCGCGACGTTGATCGCCTGCTCGCGGTCGGCGGGGGCGATGCGCCGCCAGGCGCGGCAGAGGAAACGGGCGAGGATGATCATGGCGTTCCTTCTTTCTCTACGGCCGCGCGTCCGGCGTCGGTCAGCCAATAGCGCTGGCTGCCTTTTCTGCCGGCGATTGGCGGCCGGCTGCGCGCCACGAGTCCGCGCCGCACCAACTTGTTGAGCGTGCCGCTATGGTGGCTGCCGTTCCACCCGCCGAGATCGAGCGGGCGCGCGTGCTGCTTGCGCCACGGGTAGGTCGTGCGTGCATAGGCGGCGAGCGCGGTCAAGATGTCGTGATCACGTTCGGTCAATGGCTTCATCGCTTGACCTCCCGCTCCGCCGCCAGCACCGCCGCGCGGTAGCTCGCGTGTGCCGTCGTGCTCGCGCCAGTCTGCACATTCCAGAAGTCGAACCCAGCGCCTGCCCGCCAGCGCGGCATAAAGCCGTGTGCCGCAATCCGCCCTAGCGCCTTCGTGCGGTCGCCCTCGCCAGCCCGCCCACGCGGGATGCCGGGCCGCGCGTCCTTCGCTGCCTTGCGGGGTGTGCCGGCGAGGGCGCGACGGAATGCGGCGGGGTCGGTGAAGACTTCGACGGGGTTCTTCATAGGAGCACCGCCTGTTCTTCATAAAACATTGGGTCGATCACCTGCACCTGATCGAGTCGTTGCCGCGCCAGTTCCGCGATGTCCGGCTTCAGTTCGGAGGCGATGAAGTTGCGCCCGAGCCGCTTGCATTCGACCGGCAGCGACCCCGATCCGGTGAACGGGTCGTACACCAGATCGCCGGGCTTGGTGAACGCCAGCAGCCAGCGGATATATGCCTCGGGGTTTTTGTGCCATTTGTAGGTATTCGTCGGCGGCGTATCGGTGCTGACGATGGCGTTACAGTGGTCAACCACCGTATCGATCAGCCAGGCGTGATCGTGCTCGCCTTTTTGAAACCAGAGGCACGGCGTTGACCAAAGGAATGTTTTGTAGCCCCATGCCTTGTAGGCTTTCGCGATCTTGGTATACGTGAGCGGGATTACGAACGTTAGGTACTCGGCCATGATCGGCTGCACACGATACTGACCAACATTCGCGCACCATGCCAGGCACGCGCCGCCGGGACTGAGCACGCGCGCTGCGGTCTCGGCCAGCCAACGGTAGTCGTCAAGGTTCTCGTATTCGGGATCGGTAAACACCATGTCGACCGACTCGTCGGGTATCTGCTCGGCCAGGAGCCGGGCGTCGCCGGTGATGATCTGGTTGATCATGTGACCTCGCTTAACTCGGCCTTTTGTGCCCAGCGCAGCCCGCGCTTTGTCGCGACCTTGGCTTTGGTGCCGCTCTTATGCCAGGATACGATGGTCACGACCTCGCCACGATAAACGGCACTCACGATGCCACCTCACTGCCGATCCGCCGGTAGCTGGCCAGCGGCATCCACACGATCTGTGCTGCCCCGGCGATGCGATCCGCGATCCGCTCGGCGCGAATATCGCCCGGCAGCGCCAGATCGTCAATCGCCAGATTGGACGTAATCACCGTCGGCTTATCCAGTCGCTCGTTGATGATTCGCTCGATCCGACCGAACCGCCAGTCCGACGCCGCTTCGGACAGGTGCGCCGCCGACAACTCGTCAAGGATGAGCAGATCACAATTGAGCAGATCGATCAATAAGGCGTCGGTCGTGCCGTCGCGGATGGTCATGGTCAGAGTGTCCAAGAGCTTGCCGACGGTCAGGAATCGCGCGCTGCCTTTGCCTTGCCAGCTATTCGCAATCGCCGCCGCGAGGTGACTCTTGCCGGCACCGAACGCGCCGTGCAGGTACAGCCAGCCGCGCGGGGTCTCGGCCCACGCCTCGCAGCGCTTATGGGCTGAGTGCAGAAACTGGCGCTGGGCGGCGACGCTGATCGGCTTGGCTTGCCAGGTCGCAGGGATGAGCGGGCGCGATAGGTCGAAACTGGCAAAGGTCTTGTTTGCCAGATCGCCCAGCTCGTCACGCAGTTTGGCGGCGCGCGGCTCCAGGCGCTCGTGGTAGGCGCGGCAGTTGCACTTTTGGATCTTGCCAAACTGCGGATCGCCGTAGGAAACCTTCAGCACGTAGAATCCGACATCGCCGCACTGCTCACAGCTCACCGCGCTCGGCTTTGGCGATCTCGCGCTCCATCCAGCCGGGGTCACGTAACTCCGCGCCGCCGGTGGGATTGCCTTTGAGGCGTGCGGCCATGGGATGTCTTCGGGGCTGATCGGGCGCATGGTCGGGTTGAAGGGGTCGGGTGGGTTCTGGCTTGGCATATGGTTGGCCTTTCACGGGCGGGTACTTGCGGATATGATCCGCGATTGAGCCGATCCCCCAGCCAGCACCGCGCAACATTTCGCAGGCGGCAATCACGGTTGGCGGATCGAGGTTTAGCGCAAGGATCTGGCTGACGGTTTTGGGGAACATTGGTAGCCCACTCAAATATATTTCGAGCGTGCGCACATCACCATCACCATCATCCGTATTCTCTGTTGGTACTCTATGATTCATGGTTTGTCCGTTTTCGAACTTTACTCTGTTCGATTTCGAACTTGACTCATCCGGTAAAGTTCGTTTTCGCACTTTACTAGGGGGTTCGTAAAGTTCGTTTTCGTACTTTACTTCTTGTTCCTGGAGCCATGAAGTC